TAGGAACAGAAACAACCAATCGTTTAAAGAACCATTTTGGCAGGGATTCACAACGCCGGCCAAATCCGGCCAATCTGTAACGGCACAAACGGCATTGCAGGTTTCTGCTGTGTTTGCTTGCCTTCGGGTCATAAGTGAAGGTGTGGCTCAGATCCCCTGTAAAACCTTCAGGGAAAGGCCAGACGGTGGGAGTGACGTTGCAAAAGAATTGCCGCTTTATAAATTGCTTTATCGACGCCCTAACCGCTGGCAAACAAGTTTTGAGTTCCGTGAAAACCTTGTGTTCCAAGTTGCCCTTGCCGGTGACTTTTTTGCATTCAAGAATATTGTCCGTGGGCAATTAAAAGAACTTATCCCGTTAGACCCTGGGTCAGTTACGGTTGATAGAAGTTCTAACGGAACACTGACATACCGGATTCACGCACAATCAGCCACTACAAGCGGAGAGCCATATTCAACACAATCTGCTTTCATAGAAGAAAAAGAATTTCCTGCTGAATCTATATGGCATGTTCGCGGGCCAAGCTGGAATACTTGGATGGGGCTTCCGGCTGTAACGATTGCAAGGGAGTCAATAGGGCTGGCCATTGCTACCGAAGAGTCCCATGCACTGTTCCATGCCAATGGGGGCCAAACCAGCGGGATATATTCAATCACTGGAACGCTTAACGATCAGCAACACAAACAACTCGCCGAATGGATAGAAAGGCGGATTGTAGGATTAAATAAGTTCAAGCCACTTCTTTTAGACCGTGAAGCAAAGTTTCATCCAACGGTAATGAACGGCGTTGACTCGCAGCATATCGAAACCCGCCGTTTCCAAATTGAAGAGGTTTGCAGGGCGTTCAGGGTGATGCCGATCATGATTGGGCATCCGGATAAGACAGCAACTTATGCAAGTGCAGAGCAAATGTTTCTGGCGCACGTTGTCCATACTCTAAGCCCGTGGTACGAACGCATAGAGCAAAGCGTTGACACCAACCTACTCACAGAACCAGAACAATACGATGGCTACTATGTAAAATTCTTGACGAATGCGCTTATGCGCGGCGCTGCGAAAGACAGGGCTGAATTTTACTGGAAAATGTGGCAAATGGGCAATCTGAATAATAATGAAATGAGGGCGCTTGAAGAATATAACCCGCGTGAAGGTGGCGACGAATATTATGTGCCAGCCAATATGATGTCAAGTGATGACATTTTAAATGGCGAATCACCTGCCGCGCCACAGCAAACTCAGAAGGATATTGATGATGAATAATATACCCAGAAACATCATGAACGCTGGCCGGGTTATTTCTGCCGCCAATGAATCAAAGTTGGTTGCCGCAAGAGATCAGATAGACGCTGTTCTTTCGGCGCTTAAGATGGACGATGAATCAAACGCCATGAACCGTGGTTGCAACCTCTCTCCTGGAGTTTTAAGGGTTGGCAAGATCGAAGAGAAAGAATGCGAGGTTTTTATTTATGGTGACATTGGGGATTATTGGGATGGCATTAACGCTGATGATTTTGTTAAAGAAATTTCAATCCTTGATGTCGAAACGATAAACGTAAGGCTCAATTCATGCGGCGGCGTTATTTATCACGGAATTGCCATTTACAATGCGCTCGTTCGGCATAAAGCCAAAGTGGTTATCCATATTGACGGCATTGCGGCCAGTATCGCATCGGTTATCGCTATGGCCGGTGATGAGATCAGGATTAGCGAAGGATCAAATGTCATGGTTCATAAGCCGTGGAGTTTTGCGGTGGGCGATGCAAACGAAATGCGTAAAGAAGGCGAAGTCCTTGATAAATTGGAAGCCGGAATCATAGACATCATCGAAGCCAGAACCGGAAATGATCGGGCGCAACTTGAATCGTGGGTTGCCGAAGAAACATGGTTTCTTGGACAAGAAGCGGTGGATGCCGGATTTGCCGATATGATGATTCCTGCAAAAAAGAAGGAAAAACCAACAAAATCAAATCTGCTTAACCTTTTCAAGAAAACCCCAAAGAATCTTTTACCAGAAAACGATACCGCGCCTTCGGTGCGAGAATTCGAGCGCCTTCTCCGTGATGGGGAAGGATTATCAAATAGTCAAGCGAAGCGGGTCGCAGCATTGGCTTTCAGAAATCATCGGGAAGATGCCACTGAACATCGGGAAGATGGACACAAAGATGCTACCCACACCGATTTTATCAATAAATGTTTGGAATTCAAAAGAACCATCGACAATGCAATAAAGGAGAAAGCAAATGCCTGATATCGACCCCAAAGAGGCCGTAACACAGTTGATGACTGCGTTTAACGAGTTTAAGACTGCCAATGACGCCAATGACAAAAAGCGAGATGTTCTGCTTGAAGAGAAGATCGACAAAATCAACGTGGCAATGGACAGATTCGAGCCTCTGAATCAGCAGATTACGCTGGCTGCTCAGAACCAGAAAGCCATGCAGGATCAAATGGATCAGATTCAGACCCTTTTGCAGACCCCGAACTTGGGCGGAACTTCTACCGAACGGGAAGCAAGCGAATTCAGATCTGCGTTTGATCGTATTATGCGCAGACCCCCGCAGGACCGCGATCCAAAAGATGTGGCTGTTATTCAGAAACGCATGGCGGCTCTTGTCAAGTCCGACGATGTGAGCGCCGGGTATCTTCTGGCTCCGCCCGACATGCAGGCCGAGATCATCAAGGACATCGTTCTGATGACCCCCATCCGTCAACTGGCTACTGTCAGAACCATCGGAGTCGGGAGCTTAAAGGGACCGAAAAAAACCGGAGCCACCACAGCTACTCGTGTTGGTGAAGTCACAACCAGAACAAACACCGGCGATCCGACTTACGGGATGTACGAGTTCCAGGCCCCTGAGATGTTCGCACGAATTGAGGTTTCGTTGCAGATGCTCGAAGATTCGGCGTATGACCTGCTTGGAGAACTTCGCCAGGACGCGGCAGAGCAGTTTTCAGTGAAGGAAGGCTACGAGGCCATTAATGGCGCCGGTGCTGCTAATCAGATGGAAGGGCTTTTGGTCAACAGTGATATCGTTGCGGTGAATAGCGGTGCGGCTGCATCATTGACCGGAGACGGACTGCTTGACCTGTTTTATGCGTTGAAATCCGGTTATACCCAGAACGCTGTTTTCGGTCTGAGCCGTGCAACTCTCGGCAAAACCCGTAAACTGAAGGATGGACAAGGCCAGTATTTGTGGATTCCAGGTATCGCCACCGCAATGCCAAACACTCTTGCCGGTGCGCCTTACGTTGAAATGCCCGATATGCCAGCCGTTGCAGCCGGGACTTATCCGATCCTTTATGGCGACTTCCGCAAAACGTATGTCATCGCTGACAGAATCGCCATTGCATTCCAGGTGGATTACACGACCGGGGCTGACAATGGACTGGTAGTATTCCGCGCTCGTAAAAGAGTTGGCGGTGGTGTGCGACAGGCCGATGCAATGAAGAAACTTTACATTTCCGTCTAACCAAATTCGCCGGGTTAAAATCCGGCGTGAATAAAGGAGAAAATCAAATGAATAATTTTTTGCAGAATTGCAAAGTAACGTATGTCCTCGGCGCTGTTGCTGATGGACAGGCCGCAAGCGCAACATCCATTCTTGATATGAAGGGGTGGGATGGCGTGGCATTTATCGCTTTAACTGGTGACGTGACAAGCGGGTGTGTTTTAACTCTTACGGCGCAACAGGACGAGTTGAACGGGTCTGGCGGGATGGCTTCACTGACCGGAACCGCCACATTCACGGCTGGCGCATCTGATGCAGATAGCAAGGCGCTTCTGTTGGATGTCCAGAAGCCGAGAAAGCGCTATGTTCGGGCGCTGTTTACCTCTGCCACCCAGAACGCTGTTAAAAATGGCGTTGTGGCAATCCAGTATCGCGGTACACATCTTCCGGCAACTCAGGATACAACTGTCATCGACTCGCAACTGATTTATGATGCGGCTGAATAATTAACCAATGGCCGGCGAAAGCCGGTCAACTCCAAAATGCTTAGCATTAGAGCGTAAAGCTCGCAACAAAGGAGAATTAAAATGAGTGATCCTACGTATCAACCTAAGGTGTATCGTAAAATGGGGGGCGATGTAATGGTTATCGCCAATGGTGGCCAGATTCTTGTCGAGCCTGGCGGAAGTATCATGGGCGGAAACCCGACCGGGGCCGCTGATTATTTTGTTGATTTGAATGTTTCGGCAACGGGCGATGGGTCTATCGCTTCGCCATTTGCTACAATCGCAGAGGCTATCACAGCCAGCAACCTGTCAATCGGACTAACGGCGAACCGCTGGTGGGCGCGTCGGAACAGAATCTTTGTCATGGGTGACGGAATCACGGAGTCGCTGACCGTTCTCCCCGAAAAATGCGACATCATCGGCATTGGTTCAGACCTTTATCCGTTCCCCCGCGTAACTGGTATTCACATCCCCGCCGCTGCAAAAGTAGCTTGCCGATTTATCAACATGGGCTTTCAGGCAACCGGAACGGCTGAAGTATTTAAAGTTCCTGCCGCTTGTCATGGATTGTCATTTCTTGGATGCACATTCACGGCGACCGCCGCAGGAAACACTAAGGCTCTTGCCATCACCGATTGCGCTCATATCCGAATCGAAGGTTGCAACATTCAGCCTGGCGCTGGCGTGGCTGCTACGGGTTTATTCGGACTGGGAATCAGCATTGAAGGGACCGCTTCTACCCACGATCTCTATATCGCCAACAACCGGATTTTCGCAACGGCTGGAATTGCAATTGCGGCAGGGGATCTGAACGGAAGCGTAGTTGAAAACAACATTATCCGATCTATGGGAGCCGGTAAAGCCTGTGTTGACAGTTCCAACGAAGTGGCGTTTGTCAACAACAGACTCATGACGGCTATCAACGATTTGGCTGTTGCAAACTCCTGCACATGGAATGCTGCATTGGCTGTTGGCAATCTGCTTAACACTGTACAGGCCCGAAGCGCTGATATCCCGATTCAAGTTGTAATGACCAGTTAACCTTAACGGGCGGGTAAAACCGCCCTAAAGGATCATCCAATGATTTGTAAACAATGCAATCAAGCGTTTAATGGTGCGGCTGGGATCTGTCATTTGTGTGGAACAGATCATAGCGAACCGATTATTCCAAAAGCTGAAAAGATAGTCGATTGGGGTGTTACCACAAATCCGGTTTCAGCCACCAAAGAAGAACCCGAGGTCTCAAGGCCTGAAAAAAAGAAAAAGGGGGCAAAGCCATGAGAATGTACGGAAAAGCCGGTAGTACATATAAAGTTGCCTCCACTGATACGGCGGTTGGCATGGCAGCAGGCGTTTTGGTTGATATCGCCATGGGATTGATTGACTCAGTTTCGATAGCGGTAGAAACCAATAATATCCGGGTAGCTATTGGCA